CTTTTAATTAATATTATGGCACAAAAATTTAACACAGAATTTAATTACCGATACCAAGTCATAGGATGTACGCCTTGGGAAAAAATCAAAACATTAAAAGGATTTCTTGAAGGAAGGATAAGAGCACAGGCTCTTGAAGAAGTTGGTAAATTAAAACACCAAGCAAAACTTTCAAAGCTAAAACATCTACAGAATAGTGGAAACGGTTTGGAGCATGAAATTCTGGAGCTTAAAGCTGAAATTATAGAACTTGAAAGCCATGAAGGAACTCTCAAAGAGGCGTTTGAACTTACCAAGGATGAAATTAAAATTCTAAAAAAACTACTGAAGGAACTTTATGTTCTTGCAGAACCTACAAGAATTAAAGGTTATACCGATGAAGAAATGTTTGAAGCAAATGCCGCAAACGAATTTACGGTTGATATTGGTAGGGAAATTCAGGCTGAAATGATTGCCAATGGCAGACCATCACCAGCTAAATTAAGAAATGCCATGAGTAATCCTCACACTTGGAACGCATTAAAACAAATAGGATTAATACCTAAACAAACAAAAATACTGGAAGGCAATATAAATCCACAATTAAAAATAGAACTTAAAGGAGTTGAAGATGAAGATGTTTAATGATAAGGAGGTTGAATATGAAACTATATAAACTAGAAGCAAGTAACTTTGAAGCCTTTTTTGGTACTCATGAGGAACGCATTGAAAGAGACGTTATAACAATAGCACAGACACCAAGTTGTGATGCTTTTTTATATTTGTCTAACGAAATCTATGATGAATTAGAGTTGCTAGATTCAGTACCATTAGGATTTGACTTTACCTATTGTCAAGAATGGGGTTTAACAGTTGACGCTGATGTCGTTGATAGAGTTATTATAGATTTAAGAAAAAAATCCTATCCAACTTGGCAAGATCAACTAGACGATATTTACCATAATGGAATTGCTGGCTGGAAAGCTACAATCAAAACAACAAAAGACAAATATCCAAAGGTATAGATTATGCCCTTTCTTAAGACTTTCCTCATAGTTTAAAAAGTGATAGTAATAAAATAGGAATGTCCAGACTTCATCAATCGTTCTGGATGCTCTCTTTTTAGGAGTTTTATATGTTATTCGGATTTGCAGCATTTGCAGAAAGACCTTTTTCAACGGTAGGAGATGATAATAGTGTAACTATTACTGCTACAGCTAATACATTAGCTATTAGCATTGGAAATCCAGGAATTAGTGCGGATGCGATTATAGAAGATCCTACGGGTTCTCAAATAGTTCTGGGAACTGGAACAGTTACTATAAGCACAGACGCTAATGTTACTGCAGTAAAAAATGAATTAACATTAGGAACAGGAACTGTTACTGTGACGGCAGGAGCTACTGTTGTACCTTCTGGAAACAGTCTTGTAATTTCTTCTGGAACTGTTACAATTACAGGAAGTGCAAATGTTACACCTGCAGCTAATACATTAACATTGGCAACAGGTAATATTGCAGCTATAACATGGAGCGAAATACAACCGGGAGCTACAATGACATGGACACCAATAGATCCGACGGCTTAAAATTATGGCATCAACTTATTCAACAGATATTCAACTAGAACTCGTTACAACCGGTGAAAAAGCCGGGTTGTGGGGATCAATTACTAATACTAATTTACAAATTTTAGAACAGGCAGCCACAGGTTACGCCAGCATAGATATGGCGGCAGCCGATGTAACTCTAGTTTTAACAGATGGAGCAACTTCCAACGGTAAAAATATTTATTTAAGACTTTATGGAACGTTGGCGGCTAACCGAACTTTAACAATGCCGGTAACTGCAGAAAGAGTCTGGATTATAAAAGATGAAACGGTTAGAGGGACTTCTAATAGAACTCTTGGAGTGTTAACAGCTTCAGGAACAGCACAACCCGTCCCACCAGGTGCAACTCTTTTATGCAGATCCGATGGAAGTGAAACAGTAGTTACTATTATTGAAAAAGGTTATGCAACAATTACAGATTCCAATACTCCTTATACAACGGTCGCAGGAGCACAAATTTTTGCTAATACTTCAAGCAACCCTATTACGGTCACTCTTCCCGCTTCACCTTCCGTTGGTGATGAAGTAACCATTATTGATACTAGAGCATCTTGGGCATCTAACAATTTAACTGTAGGTCGAAATGGCCAACCTATTAATACAGCAACTTCTGATTTAACCCTAAGCAATGCCGGTCAATCCATAACGTTAGTTTATATAGACGCAACACGTGGCTGGGCTTATAAGACTAACTATACTTCATAGGAGCTATAAAGATGGCTCTTACATCTATTAACTTTGCACCCGGAATAGACAAACAAGATACGGCGATTGGAGCCATCGGTCGTTGGGTCGATTCTGATAATGCAAGATTCAGATATGGTCTTCCTGAAAAAGTAGGAGGATGGTCTTCTTTATTAACCGATACCATTTGTGGTGTAGCCAGAAAACAACATTCCTTTGTTGATTTAGATGGAAACAGATATGTAGGAATTGGTACTGATAAATTTCTCCTTATTTATTTTGAAGGAACTCTTTATGATGTTACTCCTTGGCGTTCTAATAATGCCGGAGCTCAGACTACTTTTACTTCTTCCACTTTAGCAACAGATAGTACGTCCGTTAAAACATGTACCATTACAACCACTAGTGCCCACAGTTTATCAGTGGGAGATATGATTGTTTTGGATTCAGTGACTCTTCCTGGTGGAACAGGTTTAACCGATGCTCAATTTGAAGATAAATTATTTCAAGTTTTAACAGTTCCAACCGACGTTACCTTTACCATTGATTCATCGGCACAGGCCGGTTCAGTTGTCGCTACAGGGGGAACCATGACGGTTCAACCTTATGAAAATGTTGGACCTGCAGCCCAGACGTATGGATATGGGTTTGGTGTAGGTAGTTATGGGGGAACCGTTACTGGAGTTGTAGCTAATGATTTAGATGGAGCTTTATTAGCTGATACTGCTGGAACGGGGGGAGTGGGAACTTCAATTGCTTTAACATCAACCACCGGATTTCCAGCTTCAGGAACGATTGCTGTTGAAAATGAATTAATTACCTATGCTGCAATTTCCAGCAATGATTTAACAGGGTGTACCAGAGGAGCGGATGGAACGGCTACAGTCGGAACTTCCAACGGTCAAGCACACAGTGATGAAGCTGTAGTTGATAATGCCACAGATTATACAGGATGGGGAAGTGCTGTTGTAGCATCAACCGTTACTTTAGAACCTGGACTTTGGTCGTTAAGTAATTGGGGAGCTGCATTAGTGGCAACAATTTCCAATGGAAAAACTTTTACATGGGATTCTACTATTGCTGCGCGTTTTACTACAAGAGCTTCCACTCTCACAACTGGTTATGTAACAGCTCTCACTGGAGCTTTGGGAAATCCTACTGCGAGTAGAATGACTTTAGTTTCTCCTACAACCCGACACTTAATTCATTTAGGAACCGAAACAACGATTGGAACGGCTTCATCACAAGATGACATGTTTATTCGTTTTTCTGATCAGGAAGATATAAATACCTATGCTCCTTCTGCAACAAACAGCGCAGGTACTTATAGATTACAAGATGGTTCAAAAATTATGGGGGGAATTGTAGCTAAGGAAAATATTTTAATATGGACTGACAATGCTTTGTACTCTATGAAATTTGTAGGGGCTCCTTTTACTTTTGGATTTGAACAGGTTGGAACGAACTGTGGACTTATAGGTCAAAACGCCGTTGTTGAAATTGATGGTGTCGCTTATTGGGTAGGTAATAATGGTTTCTTTTCATTTGATGGTACCGTTAATAATTTACCCTGTAGTGTAGAGGACTATGTCTTTGATGATTTTGCTACGACAAAGGGACAACAGGTAAACGCAGGAATCAATAATTTGTTCACCGAAGTCATCTGGTACTATCCAACTGAAGATGCAACCTATAATGATCGATACGTCGTTCATAACTATGGTGAATCACAAAAACTTCCTATGGGAAATTGGTATATAGGAAGTAATACCAATTCTATTCGAACGACTTGGATTGATTCTATTATTTATCCTCAACCTTACGCGACTCAATTTAATAGTACGGCAACAGGAACTTTTCCAAGTATCATCGGAGAAACAGGATTAGGGCAGAGCGTTTATTTTCAACAAGAAACGGGGACCGATCAGATTAATCCTGATGGTTCAACAACTACCTTAACATCCTATGTTCAGTCTTATAATTTTTCATTGCAAAAAGACCAGAGTGAAGTCTTTTTAGCTATGAGACGATTTATTCCTAATTTTAAACTGTTAACCGTTAAAAATACGGTAACCATTAAACTTAAAGATTATCCTGCTGATACCCTAGCTAATAGTGAATTCAGTCCTTTTTCCATTTATCCAACGACTCAGAAAATAGATACAAGGGCGAGTGGAAGATATGCAAGTTTAAGAATTGAAACGGATGGGGCCGGGGAGAACTGGAGATTCGGAACTTTCCAGGTTGACCTACAACCGGACAGGAGACGGTAATGGCTGGAATATCAGATTTCTTTTTAACACCACAGAACGTACAGCGAGGTGTAAACTTACTACAAGGCAACCAAGGAATTGTTAATACCTTAACAGGACTTCCTATTGGACCTGCCTCAGGCAGAGCCTATATTCGAAATCTTTCTGGTTCTCAAGAACCTATCACTGAAGATTTTTTTAGCACGAATCAATTAGATGAAGTTAAGCGCCGGACTGCAGAAGCAATGGCGAATAAAAGTATGAATCCTGATTTTAGGTCGTCGATACCTTATAATTTAGAAAGTCCCTTATCTATGCAAGGCATATTTAAGGATCCAAAAGTTGATATCGATATGACCCTTGGACAAGCTGGTTATCGAAAAAATCCGGACGGAACCATTAGTGTGATTGATAAACATGACTTTGATAGTTTGAGTGGTGGAGGTGATTATTTATATGGACAAGGAGAAAAAGCAGACTTGGGGGCAGGTCATGTTATTGACGCATCTGATTTAGGAGAGCCACGATATTTAGGAGAGCGTGGTCTTCCTTTTTTATCTCCGGTGGATATTTTTGGAAGAACCCAGGCACAAGCAACAGCTGAGGAGGTTGTAAAGGATCCTTTTACTGGAGAAGTTATAGAACCTGATTATAATGCGGATAGAGAATATACTACACAAACTGAATCTATATTTGAACCTAAAGAGAAGACATTAAAGAATGTGTTTGATGCCTATAAAAAAGGACATATTACTAAATCTAAATTTGCTAGAATCATGGGGGGTATATATGGACACCAAGGAGATTATTATGATGAGCACGACGTTGGTGTGAGACGTATGAGAGAAGACTGGAAACCATCTGGAATTCCAGTCAATATCAATCTTGGAATTATATCTCACTTGGATAAATTAAGAGCTAATAGAAATTTTGCAAGATACATTGCTAATACGAAAACCATTCCATCTCAAATTAGAAAACAAGCACAGAAAATTGCACCAACTTATCGTGTACCAACTCCTGAACAACATGGTAGAGAAACAAGAGAAGAAAGAGGAGGAAGTGAAAGAACTTTTAGTAGAACAAGTCCCGGAGGCATTAGCCAGGCAACATCCAGGGCAGCTCGTAGTGGCATGAGTGGTTGGAGATTATCTCAAGGAGGATTTATTTAATGACAAAAATAGTAGTAAGATTACCAGAACCTAAAAAAGAATATTCAGAAGATAATCAAAGACAGATTAACAGAACCTTGGCTTCTATGATACAACAATTGAACTCAACCTATCTGCAACCCGATAAGGATGATACAGAAAGATTTAATTTCTTTTTAAGCTAATGGCAAACGTATATAAAAATATTCAAACAACAATTAGTTCAGCAGGATCTGATGTAGATATGTATGAATCTCCAACAGCTACAACAAGTATTGTTAAAACGATTAGACTATTTAATACTCATAGTGGATCTTTAGATGTAACGTCTACTGTTTATGATGCTTCATCAACGACTGATTTTGAATGGGATAAAACCAATATTACTGCTGATAATCATGCCAATTTATTGACTTATAACAATCTTTTAATATTAGAGGCAGGCGATATTTTAAAAATGCAAACCCCTACAACGAATGTTATAAAAATGACTGCTGCTGTTTTACAAATAACTAGACCTCCAGAGGTCACAACTACATAGGAGAAATATGCCTTTTATAGAAACAAAAGCTAAAAGTGAGTATCAGATAATTGATGGGAAAAGAACTCATGTAATTACTCCTGAATGTGAAGTAACTTTAACTAATATAGAAACTGGAAAAGAATATATGTCAGATTCAGAAGCCGATCATGATGTAGATAACCCTAATTCTAATACTAAAAGAGAGCATATTAGAAGGGATGTTCATATTAAGGTAGCCGCGATTGACTTAGGAGCGGATGCTGGAAAGGTATAATACATTGACGATAAGCATAAAACCTAGTAAATTAAGATATCATAGCGTAATTTCAAGCCTCGCTCCCTTGCACTTTCACAACAATTAAAGAGACATTATGGGATTTTTAAAAAAAATAACTAGACCGATTTCCAAATTTTTAGATAAGATCGTACCGAACGAGATCAAACCGGCATTACCATATCTATCTGCAGCGGCACCATTTTTGATGAGTCCAACAGGAATTATGGGCTCTACAATGATGCGAAGAGCTTTAATGTCTGGTGCTTTAAATTTAGGTTCTCAATTAGCTCAAGAAGGAAGCGAAGGAGAATTTGATCCTTTATCTTTAGCTTTAGCTTCAGGTATTGGCGCATTCAGTGCACCAGGAACTCCAGATAAAATTATGGGAGTGGATAAATTTGGTAATGAGATGATTCGACCAGGAACTCCAGGTGCAGCAAAATTTTTAGAAACACAAGCTGCTGGAATGGATCCTGGATGGATGAGAAGTGGTACAGAAATGTTAGGTACAGGTGCAGAATATTTAACAGGCGCAGGAGAAACTTTAAGAACAGATCCATTTAGTAAGGCAGGTTTAAAAGCAGCAATCGTTCCAGCCTCACAAGGCACAGCAGATTTAGCAATGATTACAGCAAGACAAGCATTAGATGATTTTGAAGATGAAGCACTTGAAACAGGTATGGGAGTTAATGACGACGGCAGAAGAATAGCAATTAGATCAGCGATGGAAGCTGCGGGTCATTTAGAAGACGATATTTTAGATGCACTAGCATCATTAGGATTAAAACAAGGTGGAATTGTAGGATTGAAACACGGTGGAAGAATAGGTGCAATGGGTGGTGGCATGATGAGCGTTTTACCCAAAGGTAAAGAAGCAGATTATAGAGGTGGCGGAGTTATTCCCGTAGGATCCAGAGAAAGAGCGGACGACGTTCCGGCTAGATTAAGTAAAAATGAATTTGTCATGACAGCCGATGCTGTCAGAGCAGCAGGTGGAGGAAGTGTTAACAAAGGAGCAAAAAGGATGTATAATCTTATGCACAATTTAGAGGCAAGAGTATAATGGCAGTTACAGAAACAAGAACATTACCATCACCAATATTAGAAGGTTCATTAACATCCTTCTTAAAACATTTAGATAAATTACAAAAAGGTTCAGTTCCAACTGGCTTTGCAGGAATAGATACATCTACCTATGCACCGCAGGTTGCGGGACAGCATGCATTACAAACAGGAGCTGTAGCAGATGCAGCAGGACTTGCTAGTTTAGTAGGCCCTGGAGCAGGTGAAGGACCGGGAACGGTTTCAGCTTATATGTCACCTTATCAACAACAGGTGATCGATGCACAAATGGCTGAATTTGATAGACAGGCAGGAATTCAAAGATTAGGAATTGGAGACGCAGCTTTACAAGCAGGAGCTTTTGGCGGAGGACGTCACGGAGTTCAAATGGCAGAATACGCAAAAGGAAGTGATATGAATAGAGCATTACTTCAAGGACAATTATTACAACAAGGATTTCAACAAGGTGTTGGTGCAAGAGCACAAGATTTAGCAGCGCAACAAGGTTTAGGTCAATACCAACAAGCGATGGGTCAGGCCCAACAAGGATTTGAACAAGCTAAATTGGATGCTTCACAGATTGCAGCAAGAGAAGCAGAGTTCGCACCATTTACACAAATGGGTCTAGTGGGTCAACAACTCGCGCAGATTCAACCGGGAGCATTCCCGACTACAACAGTCGGATATGCACCACCAGCAGCTCCAGCAAGTCCTATGTCCCAATTTTTAACCGGAGGCGCGGGCGCAGCTGGGATTATGGGTAAATTAGGATTGTTTGGATAATGAGCAGAATATTAAGAAGACCGATGTTTAGAGGTGGACGCGTTTCGAGTTATGGAACGGGGATCGCTAGTGGTTTGGCGGATGGTGGTAGAGTTGGTTATTATAATGGAGAACTCGTTACTGGCACTGATTTGTTATGGAAAAATAGAGGAGGTCAAAAAATTTATGGCTCATCAAGTCCTTATGGAATTAAACCTAAGATAACAGATTTAGTTACAGGATATGGAGCTAATCAAAATTGGGGAACTCCTCCAGGAGATGAAGATCCCTTAGCTCATTTACAATATCTTTATGCATCTGGAGATGATCCTACATCAGAAGATGTAGATGTTTTTTCAAAACAATGGGTTGATGAGGATCTTGTACAAAAAAATATAGATAAAGAAACTTGGAAAACTGAACAAAAAACAAAAAAAGAAGAAAATCCAGATTATCAACCTATAGAATTTGAGACATGGCAGGGGATTAAAAAAGAAATTGAAGCTGATGAACCTGATCTAGGCTTAGGTGGAAGTGAAGGAAAACAAATTTTAAAAGCAGAAAAAGAACCAGGTAAAGAATTGGAATTTACAGGAATAGAAGGAGCCGACCCAAGTGATTATGATTCAAGTGATTTAGAATCAATGATTTCTAGATATGAAGACTTATTAGGTGGTAAAAAAGCTAAAGGTCAAGATATCTCTGATATGTTATTAAGATTCGCCGGAGCTAAAGGTGATACAACTATGGAAAAATTCCAAGACTTTGCAGCAGCAGAAGCTAAAGTTCCAGCTAGATCAGAAAAAATTAAACAAGCTGCAGCCATGTTAGGTATTAAAGGTGAACAGGCTCAGAAACTTTATGAAACTAAATTAAAAAATGTTAAAGGAATGTTCACCAAAAAAGTAGAAGAAATTATGGGTACTGAGGGAGTAACGCGAAGTGAGGCAATAAGAATGGCGTTAGGTCAACCAGGATCCCTTGGTGAAGCATATCTTGTATTTAAACAAAAAACTGGAATGCCTCCAACTCCACAAGAATTTGATATGATGGCTGAAGGATATACTTTAGGCCCTTTACCGGAAGATTGGCAAACTTCAAAACCTACAGGAACTTATTACATTCCAAATGAAATGGTTATTGTAGAAATGGTCGAGGGTGTCGCTAAAAGTAAAAAACCTTACAAACCCCAACAATAAGGAGGAATTATGGCATCCGCTTACGATGACATATTAAAAGATCTAAAAGAACCTTCTTATACTCAATCTCAAACAATTGATGCAGAAGATGAAAATGAGGTAAGTACAATTACTTCGGTATTATCTGGCCTGGGTTCTGGTCTATTTAAAATTCCCGAAGGTTTTTTTTCATTAGGCGCAGCCCTAATGGATTTAGGAGCCGACACCAATAAAGTTGCAGAAGTAGAAAAATACTTTGCAAAAATAAATCCTTTCGATGAAGCGGCTGAAGCAACAGCAGCTGGTAAAATTACAGAACTTATAGTTAACTTAGCAGTACCGGGAGGTATTGCATTTAAAGCTGGAAGTGGTTTAGCAAAATCTGCTATTGCTGCTAAAAAAGCAGGCAAGTATTTATCTCCAACAGGTCAAGCTGGAAAAAATATTAGTAAAGGAATTCAGAAAAAACTTAAAGATGTCAAGCTTAGGGGTTGGGATAGAGCTGGAGAATTAGGAGCCGGTGCATTAGCAGGAGGTGTTGCTGAAGGAATTTTTGTAGGTGACGTAGAAGATGCAGGAACTTTTGGAGATTTATTAGGAGGTCCTACTCAGTTAGAAAGAGAAATGGAAGGGGATACTTATGATCCCGCTCAAGAAATAATTAACAGAGTTAAATTTGGAACTGAAGGTGCTTTATTTACGGGAGTATTGGGTGGCATAGGAGCTACTATTGGAAAATTAAGAGATGCTACAAGAGTAGGTAAAGCTGCGGATAGTAGATTTAATAAATTTTTAGAGAAATGGGGAGGAAAATTCAGATCTAGACAAGGAATGACTCCTGAAGCTTTCAAGCAACTGAATTTATTAAAAGGTGCGAGAGCTGCAGACTTAAGTGGTGGTGAAACATTCGTTAGAAATTTAGATGATAAAATTAGCAAACTTTTTCCTTTTATGAAAAGAGCCTGGGGAGATAAAACTACTTATGACAGTAGAAGACAACTTCTTAAACAAATGAATCGAATGTTATTGTCCAGTGCGGACAATCCAAACCAACTCAATCCTATTTATAAAATGATGGGTGTAAAAAGAATTTTAAATGCTAAAGGTAAGAAATTAATGAAAGAGGCTCAACCTTTATCTGGGCCTCGTTTGACAGAAAGAGGAATTATAAAACATTATTTAAAAAATAATAAAATAAAAGATTTAAAGAAATTTACTACAGTAACCGATGAAGGAATTGAAAGTATTAGCTTTGGTAAAATGAACAAAAAATTAATGGATGATTTTGCTAAGACACTCAAGAAAACTTATAAAGCTAAAGACGAAGACATTGCTGGGATCTTCGCAAATTTAGCTGGTATGAGAATGGGATGGGGAGAACTCTTCACTTCGATGGGCAGAAGACTAGATAAAAAAGGAGTAAAAGAATTTAAGGAACTCTTTGGTAATAAAGTTACAACATGGTTGGACTCTAGTTATGATGTCTTTAAAAATAGAAAAGCTAAAATAGGAGAACAGCTTATTCCCACTGCACAAGTAATGAGTGACGCTAAAAAATCTTTCAAACAATTATATAGGACTAACACCGGCGGCAAAGAATTATCAGATGCAGCAGCTCAAAATGAAGTTTTAAAAGTTTATAATTCTGTAATCAATCCTACAACGGGTAAACCCAATATAGATCAGAGTTTTAAATTAGCTTCTAAATCCGATCCTTATTTTAAAGTGCCAGATTTCTTTTTAGGTAAATCATCTTTAGATGAAGCTTTACATGTTAACAATGTTAATTTATCAAATTTGACAGGAACCCAACGAGAAGTTATTGAAAATTTATTTGGTAAAGGTAATGATGCATTTCAAACTATTCTGGAAGCAACTCAAAAACTTTCTGCGGTTGTTAGAAGAAATGAATATTTTGATAATCTAGTTAATGAATCTAATCGATTAAGAGAATTAAGAAAAGTTCAAATTGATGAGTTTATGAAACAAGGACTATCTAGAGAAGAAGCTGGAAGGAAAGCAGTCGTTCCTATCTTTGCGAATAGCGAAACGGAAGCAGCTGAATTATTTGGAGGAATGCTTGGAGCCGATTGGAGAGCAACTGTTAAACCAATCAAAAGTGCAAGAGGTTTTGAAGCGTTAGAACAATTAGGTCCTGTTGATTATAGACAAACTTTAAGACCGTTAGCTGGAGAAAAAAGAGCTACTTTTTTAAAAAAAGGAGCAAAGATTGGTGAGGTAGCAGAAGAAATTCCTATTCATAATCCATTAGCAGGTAAGTATGCCATGAATGGAGTAGTGGATGGTTTAATCGAACCGGTTGACAGTTTATTCCAAAGTAAAAACTTTGGTACTCAGCTTTATGCTAATTTTATTTTATATCCTAAAGCCACATCTCAAATGGCTAAAACTATTTTAGCTCCCTTTACACACGGTCGTAACTTTTTAAGTGCGGGTGCATTTGCTATGGCAAATGGAATTATACCTTTTTCAGATTTAAAAGCGGTGAAGGCTGCTTACAATGCATTACAAGTTGCTGGTCCAGGTACTAGAAAGTCTAATCAGTTCTATCAAAAACTTTTAAAATTAGGAGTCGTTAACTCACAAGTTCAATTAGGAGATCTAATGAATCTTTTAAAAGATGTTAGATTTGGAACGACGGTGGGTAAACTAGGTAAAGCAAGATACTCAGAAGAAGGTTTAGGAAGTTATGGTTTAAATCGTTTGATGAAAACTTTATCCAATGTTAAAAAATTCTCACAGGATGCATACACAGCTGAAGATGATTTCTGGAAAATCTTTACCTGGTTCGGTGAAAGAGGACGATTAGATAAATCATTAAAAGCTTCCGGTTTAAGTTTAGGACAAGAAATTAAACAAGTACTACCGGATGGAACAATTAAATCATTAGGTAGATTTACAGATGATTGGTTAGATGAAAGGGCCGCTGATTTAGTTAAAAACAATGTACCTAACTATGCCTTTGTATCTGATTTTGTAAAAGGTTTACGTAAATGGCCTGTCGGAAACTTTGTAGCTTTCCCTTCAGAAATTATGAGAACAGGTACTAACATTGTAGATACTGGATTAAATGAAATATTTAATTTTAAAATAATAGGAAAGCAAGGAAAAGTAGTTACACCATTTAGAACAATTGGCTTAAGAAGATTAGGTGGGATGGCGTTTACAACGGCGGCAGTTCCTTACGCAGCAGTTGAAGGTATGTCAGCTCTATACGACGTAACTCAAGATGAAAGAGCTGCATTAAGAAGATATGTTGCGGACTGGTCTAAAAATTCAACGCTAGTTCCTTTAAGAGATAAAGAAACGGGTAAATTAAAATATGTAGATTTCAGTCATGCAAATGCTTACGATACTTTATCCCGACCTATTCAAACCGTTATTAACAGAGTTCAAGCAGGAGAAACTGATAAAGATGGAATCATGAATGATTTTATTGTGGGTCTTGCTGAATCCACTAAAGAATTAGCACTACCATTTATTAGTGAATCTATCTGGACTGAAGCTTTAGCAGATGTATCAGTTAGACGAGGAATGAGTCCAGAAGGCTTTAAAATATGGAATGATGAAGATAGTTTGGGGCGAAGAGTACAAAAAGGCGTCGCCCATCTAGCAATGGCCCAAGCTCCTTTAAATTGGAAACAGTTAAAACGAATGCGTTTATCAATGAAACCTGTTGATGATCTTGGAAGATTTGATGACAGAGGAAATGAATATGAATTTGGAAATGAAGCAGCGGGAATTGTAGGTCTAAGAGCAATTGATGTTGATCCTGAAAAAGGATTAAAATATAAAATTGCTAATTACAAAAAAGGCGCACGTAATTCTAAAGCTTTATTTACCACAGAAGTTTTAAAAGGTGGAGTAACCACTCCTAAAGCTATTATTGATGCTTATATCAATGCCAATCGAGCTTTATTTTTAAATCAAAAAAATATGTATGATGATATAGAAGCTGCTAAAATTTTAGGAATAGATAAAACAGATCTAGGTAGACAAATGATTAGTGGAATTGGTAAAAAAGGTTATGGAAGATTAAGTACAGCAACGTTTACTCCTATATCTATTTCTAAAAATGTAGTTTTAGGATTTCAAAGAATTGCGGATGAATTAGAAATTAGAAATCCATTGTTGGATTCTATGAATGCTATTGCTAATATTAGAGCTCAACTATTTAATGTAGGATTAGATGAAGAAGCCGGCATTCCTGCTATTGATAATCCATTTGACACGTCTATTATTCCTGATTTAGTAAGTCGATTAACTAACCAACTTCCCCCACTTCCAGATCCTACGCTCAACACCGGAACTCAATTTGGAAATGTAAATACTAATGTGAACGTCGCGGACCAATATGCAGCTTTATTTCCTAGAGATGAATTAGGTAAGGGTGCTGCTGCATCCTTAGCCGCAAAAAAACCCACTATATTAGGACAACCTTAATGGCAAACATGAACCCAAAGACAACTAGAGAACATATTGTATCCATTTACGGATACATCACCGGATTAAAAAAAGATATTGCTGGTATTAAAAAGAACGATCTTAAACATATCCATGAAGACGTTGAGAAATTGGGTGGTAAAATAGACAAAGTCTATTGGGTTCTCTTAGCAACAGTGGGAACAGTTGCGATGTCTTTGATTAATACATATTTGCTGTGAAGGTATTATTAGTTATAGTTCTATCTTCTACATCTTATGTGCTTGAGCCTATTCGCGTTCCAACAAGCTCGACTTGTGAAGAAATTTATAATAAAAATGTCTATTATGTTGAAAATAAAAACTATTCCATGGGATCCATGCAATCTCAAATTAGTGGATTTTATAAAGGTCAATCAGTAGGAGGATATATTTGTGCAGTTGAGCCAAAACTTTTCGTTGAGGGAGTTAACTAAATCGCAGACCGCGGAGCGTAAAGGTATTTCTAACGAACCTTCAGAAGAACACGTAGAAAATTTAAAATTACTTTGTACAAAAATACTTCAACCGATTCGGGATCACTTCGGTGTTGTAAGCATATCCTCGGGATATCGCAGCCCGGCGCTGTGTGAAGCGATCGGCAGCAAAATTACCAGTCAACATGCATCGGGACAGGCAGCGGACTTCGAATGCTATAGTGTAGATAATAATAAACTTTTTGAATGGGCTACAAACAATTTAACCTTTGATCAGGCCATTCTAGAATTTTATACAGGAGCTTCCGACAGCGGCTGGATCCACATGTCGTACAACGAAGACAATAATCGCGGACAACAGCTTCGAGCTTACCGGGATGAAAATAACCGTGTAGTTTATCAACCGATTGATAAACTTGTTCAACTTGACATTTAAAAGATAATCATTATATTAATGTTGGGTGCCTTAGGGGCCCATTTTATTAACTGTCTAACATGGAGGTTAAAATGACATTCAATAAATTACCATCAATCTTTAATCAACTTAGACCTATTTCGGTAGGCTTCGACAACATCTTT